AATTACTTCCTTCAGAGTGGGAAAGCGCATTCCCGATCATTGCTCAGCTAAGAAATATCACCAAAGACGAATTTTTAAAAAGCGTAAGAGTTCAGACTCTGAATGGGTATGAGCTTGTTGCTGCTGTGCTCGAGGAAAGAATTATCGGGGAGCAGGTCAAAGGGTAGCGTCCTCAGTCAAATCAGTGATTAAAAGAACTTCCTCACAGGTAAGTTTATGAGGTTGCTCGGGGTTGAACTTATTGCGCAGGATTTGGGGTTTAGTGCCCATCAGCGCTGCAAGTTCGGTAAGGTTATGACGATTCACAAATGCCTTACATGCATCGTCAAAGTGAGCGTGTTTGGAAACGCGATAATCAAACATTGTTAGTCCCTGCTAGTTTGAATAATCTTACTCAACGATTTATGTAGCGGCACTTGATGGCTTGCTGACGGTTTTTCTCACGCCACGCTTCGAGATTGATTAGCGCATTACCGTGACGTTCCATAACAAAAGTTTGCATTTGACCTGTTTTGCGATTTTTGCGTTGTTGCGTAATCGTGGTTGTAGGCGTTGGTGCAAGCAGGACTACGCCATTGGCGATCCATTTTTCCAAGACTGCGGAGCTGATGCCGTTAATTGCAGCAAAATCTTTTTTAGAGATTGTCGGGGAGTTAGCGAGTGTGGTCAGTTGCAAACTTATTGAGTTCACAATAGTTGCGGATAGGGCTGACTCCAATGCAGGCAGGAGTTGGGAAACAACAGAGTTTAACAGTTCCTTAGAAACGGCTTTCTTATCAATGGCCACTTGAATTGCATTCTGGTCAGACATAAAGCAAAATCTCCCTTTGAGCAGTTTGAGTTCTACTGTGTAACATATGGTGTGTTGTCACTTTAGAACGCTTTATTTGAACTGTAAATCTCTTTTAGCGATTTATTGGTAAAAAAATGCGTCTAGAAAATGCTGTGGCAGCTGATGTGCTGGAAAGAATCCTTTCGGCATATGGCTTTACGATGCAAAAAGAACTGAGTGATAAGCTCGGCATTGCGAAGAGCAATGTTGCTAGTTGGCTTCAGCGTGGACAGGTTCCAGGGAACGTGTTGGTGCAGTGTGCCCTTGATACCGGAGCAGATGTTCAATGGTTAGTGACTGGTGTATTTGCAAATGCAAATCCCGGGCAGGGGTTAACAATTAAAAAAACAACCTATGATCATGGCGAAAAGCTCATCAAAGCGATGCTCTCTACAGGTGGTAGAGTTGTTTTGCAACGCATAATGCATGCGTATGGGTTCAGAACCCAAAAAGAACTTAGCGAGCATTTAGGGATATCTACGGGCACTATAAGTACTTGGGTTCGTCGCGAATATTTTCCTGGAGATGTTGTTATTGCGTGTGCTATTGAAACTGGTACCTCGCTTAATTGGCTAGCAACAGGTAATAACGACGATGTGAATCCCATTTCTAATCTTGAAAGAAGAATAGATTTAATTAACATCGAAACTCAAGAGCGGAGTGAATTAAATAGCAATGTTAGTGAGTGTCTATTTAAATATTTCGAGATAGATAATATACTTATAGTTGAAAAAAATGATGTGTCTTGGGTTGTTGATAGTGCTAATAAAACTTTGAGTAACGGTAAGTGGTTGATTAATATAGATGGTGCCTACGACATATACCAAGTTACTAGATTACCTAATCAAAGAGTAAGGATAAGTGCAGGCTCTCACGATTTCATTTGTAAAATCGATGATGTAACGTGTGAAGGACAGGTAAAGAAAATAATTAAAACACTTTAGTATCATAAAACTGATGGGGGAGTTATGAATAGCCTTGTTGAAATGTTTAGTATTAATGGATTATACGGGTATAAAAACATTAAGCTTCAAATGCACGACAGTACTACAATTGTGGTTTCAGAAAATGGAGTTGGTAAAACCACATTGCTTAATGCTCTTAATCAAATTTTGAATGATGATTTAAAAGAACTTAGCGCTCTGGATTTTAAAAACATAATCATTAAATTTCGAGGGTTTGAACAGTTTGTTTTTAATAAGGAAGATATTGTTGAGCGAAGCTTAAAAAAAACAAATGAACTTTATAGCTATGTTTCTTCTTACTTATCAGAAGAATCATTTTGGCATGAAATAAGACGCATGGATTTGAACTCCGCTGATATTGAAGGTGAGCCTTTAGTTAAACTTCTAGAACTACATTCCCCGTATAGTCTTACACATGTAGTAGACTTAATAGATAATTTGAAAGGAAAAAGTGCTTTGGAGGAAACTCCTACGAGCTTGAAGTTTATGAAAATAAGGGAGCTTGTAAATAATACGCAGATAGTTTATTTACCCACCTATCGTCGTGTAGAAAAATCAGAGCTAAAAGATATGAGAAGATTTAGAGGAGCGCAGATAGAAAAAGATGATAGCAAAAGGTTTGCGCATCCTCGTCAACGAAAAATGAAAGAAATTGAATTTGGCCTTGCTGATGTTGAGCATAAACTCAAAGCAATGAGCGAAGATGTAGAGCGTCAATCCAATATTGGGTATCGCTCCTTAAGCGCCTCAATGCTAGACGACCTTCTTTCTGGAATGGAAACAACTGGTGATATTAAGTTAAAAAAATTGCCAGATATTGAGGATCTCGAACGCTTTCTTTTACGTGTTGCAAGCCGTGGCCAAAAGCATCGATTAAATGCAACCCTTAAAGAAATTCACGGACTGTATGAAACAGGTAAAATCACTGAAAAAAGACAACTTGCTTATTTCTTAACCAAGTTGAATAACATCATTAATCTCACTAAAGAAAAAGAGTTAATGATTGAGCAATTCGTTAACGTTTGTAATAAATACTTATCTGTATCTTCTGACTCGAAAATATTAACATTTGATGCGAGATCATTAATGGTTGTTGTTAATGATGAATTTACGTCAAAACCTATTAAATTAGATGATCTTTCATCTGGTGAAAAACAAATTATTTCTCTAATGTCCCATTTGTATCTAGATGATGTTAAAAAAATAATATTAATTGATGAGCCAGAATTATCACTCTCACTTGAGTGGCAAAGAATGGTTCTGCCAGATATTGATGCAAGCCCCAATGTGGCTCAAATTATAGCCATAACACACTCGCCTTTTATTTTTGATAATAGACTTTCATCAAATGCAGTCATGTTAGATATTGCGAAGGTGAGATAATGGCTGAAAAAAATAGAATTGATATTTTAGTGGAAAGTATCGCTTCACCTTCTGTTTTAAGAATGTGCCTTATGAAGACAAAAAAGATATCAGGTTCAAATTTAGTCTTTGTTTTCGAGGGTACAGATGACTACATGTACTATGAGCATGCGATTTCAAAGTGTGGTTTTGAGAAAGATTTCGAGCATGTTGTTGCTAATGGGAAGCAACAGATAGTAAATTTGTACAATGAATTAAAGGATAAGAATGACGTAGATTTCTTGCGAAATATCTACTTTTTTATAGATCAAGATTATGATAATTTCACTTATGTGTCCGATGAAATATTCAACTTGGAATTATATGCTATAGAAAATTATCTTTTTGACTCACAAGCTATCGAAAGTATCCTTAGAGATGAATTGATGTTGCATGGGGAAAAAAGTGAGCTTAGGAAGGAGTATCTTATTTCTCTTAGAAAGAGTTTCGCGGATTTCTCAAAGATAATGCTGAATCTGTCACATTATCTTTTTGTCTGTAAGTTTAATTCATTACCTCAAAAGTATTTTACTCTTAGTCCACATTTCATTGAGGTAAAACCTAATAGTGCCCAGTTGCTTAAAAATCCCAATATGGATTATTTGAAAGAGGCGGAAGAATACTGTCATCATGAAATGGAGTTTGCTGAATCAATAAATAATTTGTCAATTCATCAATTAATAAGAGGTAAGTACATACTATGGTTTATCCAAAAGTGGCTGTTGGCCGTTAAGGAAGAAATTAACAATGGCACTTCACAAACTGACAAAGTTAGACTTTCCGATGGTGATATAACCATAAGGCGGCTCTCGCAAAATTGCGGCATAAACAATAGGCTATATAACTTTCTAAAAAAAATACCAGCCACACAAAATTGAGCTCTTTCTGAAGGTAGCGATTGGCAACGCACAAGGCCAATCGCCTTTTCATCGCCATGCAAATTCCTAACTTATTGTTAAATATTAAAATGATAAGTATTCGGTCTTTTTTTTACTATTTGATTTATAAAGATAATTTTATCATCTCCCTAAATCCTAAATCCTAAATCCTAAATCCTAAATCCTAAATCCTAAATCCTAAATCCTAAATCCTAAATCCTAAATCCTAAATCCGGTCTATATCTCCGTCCACTCGGTACCGCGGCTATCAGGATAAACGTTCGTCATT